CGTCAGACGTGTACGTCCTGACCACTGGCAATAGTGCCCCTGAATTGTTCATGAAGCAATATTACCGAGACCTCCATGATGAGGTTAACGCCAAGTACGCCAAAGCCAAGCCTACACCTGGTGTTCTTGACGCTAGCTTCCTTCGCTACGGCGCCACGGACATTCCTACCTACGTCGTTTCTATCATGAACAAGGCTAGTGCCTTTGTAACTCGGCACTTTGACTACTGCAGGGGCCCAATCGGGCCTTTAGTCCTCGACGTAGATCTCGTACTGCAGAATCTCAATTTGAATTCCATGGCAGGTTACAAGTACATGCTCCAGGGTATGGTGTCCAAGCGCGAACTCATTGACCGCAACTTGATTGGACTCAAGGAGGACTCCAAGAAGGTTTTTACCTCTTGGATGCGTGGTAAAGACGTCTACGATTTCGCTGGTTGCCTCGGCAAACTTGAAGTAGCCACTTGGAAGAAAATTCACAGTGAGACCGCTCGCACCATAACCGTTCAACCCAGCGACTCATTAGTCGCTAAAATGTGCTTGTTTTCCGACACCGTCGGTAGGTTTTATGATGAACATAGACGTTCTTTCTCCCGAGTAGGGATGGACGCATTCTCCAAGCAGCGCTGGTATGATTGCATCACTGCTCGCAAGTTATGTGATGGCCCCAACGCTTTCGAAACCGACGGCAAGTTTTTCGATGCCAGTTTGCATAGGGAGATTATTTTTTATTTCTTCCTACGACCTATGCTGCAATATTTCCCCACTGTATACCACAATGCTGTCATTTGCGCCGTTCGCGACAACATCAATAACCTTGTTGTCGTCAACAATCGTGTGTATACTAAAACACGTGGCAACAGTTCTGGTGATTATCTAACCACCATTGTCAATACTTTTTGCAACTTCGGCATCATGACGTACGGCTTGCTTTGCCAACGTCCCGACACTGATTATGACGAATACATGCTCAATGTCTTCGCTAGCTTGGTCGGCGACGACAATTTGTTTGCTCTCAGCCAACGCTGGCTGGTCAAGTTTGACTTCGATAAGTATTTGGTCGACGTATCTGGATTGGGAGTGACTTTTTCTTCTCCGGAGATGAAGCCACGCGACTGGGCTGACTGCGAGTTTTTACAAACTCGACTCCGACCTCTTCAG